TTGAGCGTACTCGTCTGCGTTTTGAGATCCTCAAGGACATGACCAAAGCAGCCAAAGGCGGCGATGTCCGTGCTATGATTGTCACAGGCCCTCCAGGCGTGGGTAAGTGCTGTGGTGTTGAAGAAGTACTAAGCAAGGACGATCTGTTCAATACCCTGGGCGAGCGTAAGCCACGCTATGAGATCGTCAAAGGTGCTATGAGTGCCATTGGCTTGTACAAGAAGCTCTACGAGTTCTCAGACGCTAAGAACATCCTTGTGTTCGACGACTGTGACAGCATCCTTTTGGACGACATTGCTCTTAATATTTTGAAGGCAGCTCTGGACAGTTCCAAGAAGCGTACTATCAGCTGGAACACTGACAGCCGTTTGCTACGCTCTGAGGGCATCCCAGACAAGTTTGAGTTCAAGGGTGGTGCTATCTTTATCACCAACTTGAAGTTCGAGAATGTGCGAAGCAAGAAGCTTCAGGAGCACTTGGCGGCTTTGGAATCACGCTGTCACTATATCGATCTGCGTATGGACACTGATCGCGAGAAGGTCCTGCGTATCAAGCAGATCGTCAAAGACGGCATGTTGGATAGCTACGAAATGGAAGATGTAGCTCGCGACGAGGTTGTGGACTTCATCGAAGCCAATCGTGCTACCATGCGTGAATTGAGTCTGCGTACTGTTTTGAAGGTAGCGGATCTGCGTAAGAGCTTCCCTACTAACTGGCAGAACATGGCTCGTGTAACTGTTATGAAGGGAGCTTATTAATATGGAGTGCCAGTATATTGGTAAGGAACAGGACCCCCGAAAGGGGCCTGTGACCTACTGTGGTGCCAAGACCATAGAGGGTAAGAGCTATTGTCATGAGCACTACTACGTGATCTATCAACGAGGCAGTGCCCCTAGTGGCAAGAAGAAGGAAAAGGCCATTGACGCTGAGCTCGAACAACTTAAACGACAGCAAGAAATAGATGAATTGGAGTCTCTAGAATGAAAAGCCTACTGACTATTATCGCATTCGCTGCCCTGATCGTAATCCTAGTAGTGGCTGGGCCACTGCTGGTGATCTGGGCATTGAATACCCTGTTCCCCGCGTTGGCTATTCCTTACACGGGTTGGACATGGTTAGCCGCTCTTATTTTGGGTGCGGCAGTTGGTCCTAACATCAAGTACAAACGGTAAGATTCGTTGTTGACTTATGTTTTGGATCATTGTATAATGTTTATACGCTGATAGGATATCAGCTTTAATTTAAATTAAAGGAAAACACACAGATGAAATATCAATACTCTAAAGAAACAAAGACTTTCAAACTTCAACAAGCACTACAAGGTGGTGACGTTATTACTGCTAGCCAAGCAGAAAAGCGTTTCGGTATCAAGAACATTGGTGCTGAAGTAAGCCGTATCCGTCAAAACGGTTACGCTGTATTCACCAAGAACCGTACAGCTGGTAACGGTGTGAAGGTCACTGAGTATGTGATGGGCAATGCTAGCCGTGAGATCGTTGCTCTTGGCTACAAAGCTAAATCGCTTGGTATCACTCTTTAATTAGGGTTTCAAAGACCAACCGATTCGCTCCCGGGTAATCTTTGGAGGGTGTTGTGGAAACGCAACACCCTTTTTCTTTGGCCGGCACTCCCAAAACAGGTTGACAGGCTGGGTCCAATCTGCTAAAATATGCACATAGTAAGGAAACGGAGCGAACAATGGAATTTACCGCTGATCAAGTCTGGGGATGTGCTGCAGCTGCTCAACGCATCAACGGGGGCTACTTCAAAGAGCCCGTGTATGATTTTGACGTAGATCAGAAGAACCCTGTGACCCAGGCCAACAAGCTGATGGTCAAGCAATGGCTTCGCGAGGGCAACTTCGCCCAGATCACCGAAGCCGACTACGCTGCGGGCCGCCAAGCCCGGGATCATTTCAAATCCTATACGCTGTTGATGATCGCTGGTAAGCTCAACGAGTTCCAGCAGACTGCCTACAAGATCGCAGTCAAGGATTCGTTTACGGGCCGCGATATGTATGATTTCGCTGTGGTCAGCTGCTTGCCATCTGTAGCCTCACGCGATCAACAACGCACAGAGCTCAAGCGGGATATCTATGCTTCTGAGCAACTGACCGGTGCCGTGGGTGCTGCTGTTGTGGGGGATATCACTGTGATCAGCTCTCGCTTCAACCCTGACTACAATAAACACAAGATCACAGCCCGTATGGGCGAGAGCTTTGTGGACTTCTGGTTCTCTAAGGAGCTAACAGGGGAGCTGAGGATCAAGGGCAAGATCAAAGCTGTCCGTGGCGATAAAACAACACAGCTCAACTATGTAAAGATCAGCGGTTGACAGTAGTTGGGTCCGGTGCTATAATTTAAACACTGAGAAAGCAATTTTGTTCGTAGTTCTAACTTTAACGAGGTCTTAAAATGGCAAAAGCACAAGACGTTTCCGTCCGTCAAATTGGTCCAAAGAGTGCGACCAAGTCTATCCGTAAGTCACTGGCAGTTCGCCGCCCGGTATTCCTGTGGGGCCCTCCAGGCATTGGTAAGTCTGATCTCGTTAAGCAGATCGGTGACGAACTTAGCCGCGAAGTCATTGACGTTCGCCTAGCATTGTGGGAACCCACCGATATCAAGGGTATTCCTTATTACAACTCCGATCAAGGCAAGATGGTTTGGGCTCCCCCTTCAGAGCTTCCTACAGACCCAGAGTCTACTGCTATCATCTTCTTGGACGAGTTGAACTCTGCTCCTCCAGCTGTTCAGGCCGCGGCCTATCAGTTGATCCTGAACCGTCGTGTTGGTACTTACGAACTGCCTAAGGGTGTTGATGTGGTTGCCGCTGGTAACCGTGAAGGTGACCGTGGTGTTACCTATCGTATGCCTGCTCCGTTGGCTAATCGTTTCCTACACTTGGAGATGAAGGTAGACTTTGAAGACTGGCAAGACTGGGCTACGCTCAACAAGATCCACCCTGAGGTTGTGGGTTATGTAGGCTACGCCAAGCAGGACTTGTATGACTTTGACCCTAAGTCAGCATCTAAGGCTTTCGCAACTCCTCGTTCATGGTGCTTCGTTAGCGATCTGCTCAGCGACGACGACATCGATAACGAAACCCTTACTAACTTGGTATCGGGTGCTATTGGTGACGGCTTGGCTGTTAAGTTTATGGCTCACCGTAAGATCGCAGGCAAATTGCCTAAGGCGGAAGACATCCTCGACGGTAAGGTCAAGGATTTGAGCATCAAGGAAGTGTCTGCGATGTATTCTTTGACTGTGAGCTTGTGCTACGAGTTGAAAGACCGTGCTGAGAAGAAGACCAAGGGCTGGGATGCTATGGCTGATCGCTTCTTCCGCTACATGATGGACAATTTCCCAACTGAGTTGGTTGTGATGGGTGCCAAGACTGCTCTCAGCAATTACGACTTGCCGTTGGACGCTACAAAGATGGAATCCTTTGATGAGTTCCACAAGCGTTTTGGTAAGTATGTTTTGTCAGCAATGGAGAATTAAGACCTCGTCCATTGCTAGGGCTACGGGTTTCTCAGAGCTCGTAGCCCACCTTTTTTGGTTGACAAGGGTGCCGGGAGGTGCTATAATATATACATATTAAGGAGAGCGACTAATGTCAGATTCAGCAATTATCGAAAAACTCACTACTGCCCGAGTAGGTCTGCTTCTTAAGGCTCCTTTCTTTGGCAACATGGCCACTCGTATGCGTTTGGTCAATGCTGATGATTGGTGTCCTACTGCCGCAACTAACGGCCGTGACTTTTATTACAATACCAAGTTCGTTGAGAAGCTCTCGGTGAAGAAGCTGGAGTTCTTGTTTGGACACGAGATCCTCCATTGTGTTCTTGATCACTTTGGCCGTGTTGGTAGCCGTGATCGACAACTGTCTAACATCGCACAGGACTATGCTGTAAACCAAATCCTCGTAGATGAGCGTATCGGTGACAAGATCTCCGAAGTTAAGATCTGCTACGACAGCAAGTATCGTGGCAAGGCTTGGGAAGAGATCTACGACGAGCTCTACGAAAAGGCAGAGAAGATCAGTATGCCACAACTGCTTAAAGAGCTGGGCGACCTACTTGACGAGCACATCAAAGAAGGCGACGGTGCTGGCGAGGGTGACAAAGAAGGCAAAGGCAAGAAGCCTGGTATGAGCAAGGAAGAAGCACAGGCAATCAAGGACGAGATCAAGCAGGCTATGATCCAGAGTGCCGCGGCCGCCGGTGCTGGTAAGACCCCCGCAGGTATCATGCGTATGATCAAGAACTTGACTGAGCCTAAGATGGACTGGCGTAATCTTGTTCGTCAAGAGATCCAAAGCATCATCCGCAATGACTACTCCTTTACACGCCCTAACCGTAAGAGCATGCACAGTGGTGCTATCCTCCCGGGCATGAAAGAAGCAACTACCATTGACGTGGCTATCAGTATCGATATGTCTGGTTCTATTGGTGAAGAAGATGCTACAACTTTCCTTAGTGAAGTTAAGGGCATCATGGATCAATACGAGGACTTCAAAGTCAACATCTGGTGCTTTGACACAGACATTTACAACCATCAAGAGATCACACATGACAACGCAGAAGACCTGCTGTCATATGAACCTCAAGGCGGTGGTGGTACAGATTTCGAAGCCAACTGGGAATTTATGAAAGAGCAAGGCATTGCTCCTAAGAAGTTCATTATGTTTACAGACGGCTACCCATGCGGTGGTTGGGGTGACGAGGACTATTGCGATACCATATTCGTTGTCAAAGGCAATGAACACGCAGACGCACCCTTTGGTCAGACTGTGATCTATGAAAAAGAAACTGCGTAAGTTTCTAAGAGCACTCCTTTTTGGGAGTGCCTCTCCTGCTACCCATGATGTGAATCTAGACGCATTCAGCTCTAGCCAAATTGGATCTAAGGTTTGGTTAGCTGATCGTCTAGAAGAAGTCCTAGCACAACTCACAGCACCTGTTGGCGGATACAAGATCTGGATATACGGCGGCTGGTATGGCATAACCAACTTCATCATTAGAGTCCGAGCTAGGATTCCCGTAGAGTTCGTACGCAGCATCGACAAGGATCCCACATGCGAACCTATCGCTGATAAGATCAACAAGTTTTGGGAATGGCAGGGTTGGCAATTTAAAGCACAGACGGGCGATGCCAACGGTGTGCTGTATGTC